GTTCTCAGAGCCTTCTGGTGGCTCTACGGGGTCTTCTATGTCAGGGCGAATCTTGGTTACCTTCATATAGCCTCAATTTTTTTTTGCGGGGGACATATATATAGTAGAAACCGTCGGCTTCGGGAGGGGGGGTACTGTATATTCGTACAGTGTTTGCAACTATTAATTGGCACTGTCTGTGTCATTAGATTGAGAGCCATCAAATCGCTTGCGCTGCACCGATACAGTAAGACCGCCATCTGTTGTCAGCTCTGTGGCTTTCAGTGTGGGCTGGATATACTTAGCAACCCGATCAAATGATTCTACTGCGGCTTTATAGTCTGCGAGGTCACCAGTGCTTTCTGCTATGTCCTTAATCTTAAGGCTGGCCTCTATGGCCTCGATTACTGGATTAAACTCATCCCCGTATTTCTCATTAATGCGATCAGCTAACAGTCGCTTAAGTGGTTTGTTACCCATGCCTGGTGGTCGTCCTGCTTTAGCCATGATTTAAATTCTCCAAGTGATTGTTTTTACTGTTGATTAAATAATGATCAAGTTGATCAAAAAGTAACCAGATTATAACATTAAAGGCTTATCCCTACCTATATAGATAGAGACACTCAAAAAAAGATTGTTGTTGTTTATTGACACTTGCAAATAGACTATGGTTATAATGCGCCACCGGCAAACATTCAAAAAACAAAGGGCAAGAAAATGAGTAAATACGAAGAACGTTTAGTAGAAGCACTAGCCAAACTAGAGATTCAAGCTAAGACTTGCAAGGCGGCAGAAAAGGCTTTGGGAGATATACAGGTAGCGTATCAAAATGTTTGGACTTGTGAAGATGAAGAAGGAACTGAAGAATACGACTATTTTGTTTGCTGTTCTGTCATGGGCTTTATTGATGAAAACAAATTAAATCACGAGCCATATTATCGCGATATAGACGCAGTATTTACTTTGTAGATAGTAATATAACCGCCCCCTACGGGGGGCAATCAATAAAGGGGAAAGGCAATGTATAAAGATATAGCAGAAAGAAACGCAAGGGCGGCTAAATACTTAGCAGAAAAACGATACGAGAGAGAGCAGAGCAGAGATTTATGGATGTTTGGAATTTGTTTCTCATTAGTTGCATTCATGCCGCTGGTAATTGTTTATCTTGGTTGATAACTCGAGCCTATTCGAGAGAGTAGGTTCTCTGATATTAATCACACACACAAAAGAGGCTATATCATGGAATACATTAAAAACGATTACGAACTAAAACAACTCGCTCTCAGCATTGCGTTGGAGGCTATAGAGGAAGTAAAGAACCACGGCGGCGACCATTATGAGTTGATAGACCAAGCCGCGGCTAGTAACGAGAACGCTATCTATACCTATAAAGCTATCATGCTCTGCGCTAACTGTTGCACCGATGACGCGGAGGAGCTGTTGGACGATGCCGGTCATACTTTCGACTCTTTCGGGCATCATGCATGCGTATTAGCAGAGGTTACAATTCAAAACGCGGCATTGCACGAGTTTTACGATTTAGGCGGGGAGGTTGCGGCATGAGCATTGAACACGTTTTAACAGTAGATGATTTCCCAAAATGGGCGCTCAGTGCATTAATAAATGATGATTATTCTGGTTTGGTTTGGGATGACATAAATGCCCTAGACACTTTTTTAGAGCATTTTTCAGAAGTGACGCACTGGGAAGTAGATACGGACAGCCTGGAGGATGGTAATTTTAATCGCTATCCTGCCTTTGGTTTGGCTACGGATTGCTGCATCGTTAAAGGATACGCAACGGAGGCATCAGCATGACTAACAGAGAAAAAATCGAAGGCTTATATCTAGCTGTAACTTATTGCGCGTTATTTGGTTTTATAGCGTATGAAATCTCAATTTATTAATTCCCCCGTGCGATCCTTTGGCCCCTTTTTAGGGGCTTTTTTTTGGCTTTTAGCTGTACCCTGTGGGGTAGCATAGGGTAGGCGCTTAAAACGCGTTAGAATGGACTACAGTGCGTTATTTTCGGTATCTATTAGCCTCTGTAGGTACCATTGGCACTTTAGCAGTGACTGTACGCCCCCCTTGTCCAGATAACGCCAAAGGTATTTTTGGCAGTTCCCTTTGCAGTAACCGGAGAACGCCTCGCGGGTCATGCTAGCCTCTATTGCGTCGATGCATTCAACCGAGCCGGAAGCGTAGTGTTTCGGGTGGTTTACGTCATCGGGTGCAGTAGGTCGCAAACGGTCGCGCCACTCTAGGTCAATTTGCGGGGTAGAGCTATCTGGCGGGGTAAAGCTATCTGGCGGGGTAGAGCAAATCGCAGGGTGCTTTTTCTGTAATTCATACCAGGTACTCATACATCACCATCATATTCTTGCCGCAGAAAATTCATGCTGACGATTGTAAGGTCGCAGCCGCCATCCTGAACTTCGTTTAATACCCATATACCACGCCATGACGAGTTAGTTTGCGGGGTAAGGTAATCTTCGTCGTTTTGGTAGAATATTCCAGAGAATAGACCGACAATGTTTGTTCCATCAGCCCTTCTACCGAATGCTATGTCTCTGTCCTGAACATGGCCCATCACGCAGGACATCATCTTTTTACTGAGCATGTTTCGGGCGCTACTCACTGGCCTACCCATGATGCCGCTGGTAAAGTAGTGAGAGTATGCAATGCCATCAACTACCGCCACCTCTAAAAAGTCATAGACCTCCCAGCCCATCTCTTCAAGCTTTAGATCTCTGTACCCGATCAGCCCGTCGAGCTTTGCGTCACCCTCGATGGCTCTCTGTATTCTTTGCTCATGGTTTCCCAATGTAAATATCATGCGAGGGTTCCACCGCTTATCTTTGTTCCTTATAAGTCTGGCTTGCTCATCGCGGATAGGCTTTAGGAATAACTCCATGCCCTTTATACCTGCCTCAATATCGTCGGTATAGCGTCTGCCTTCAAACGACTTCTTGCCGATATCCCAGCTCGACAGGCTTGGCATGTCCCAATGGTCGCCAACATGGATAATAACGTCGGGCTTTTTCTCTGCTGCATACTGGCCCGCCCATTTAAGATGATCTATAGGGTGGCCTGGCTTTACTTGGGTGTCGGGAATTACTAGATGCCTGGTCATATTTTACTCCATAAAAAAAGCGGCCCTAAAGCCGCTAGATATCTTGTTTTGCGATTGCACATAGACTGCAAACCACAAAAATAACCATGTAAATAATCACCTTCACCACCATCTTAATCAGTTGAGGCGAGATTATAGCGACTCTACGCATGGTTGCTAATGCTTTGTAACTATCCATTATATACCAATTGGTAATGGCTCGTTTCGGTCACTGGTGAGCCACGCCAGCACACAGGCGTAAGGGGGCCGCCTTGACCTAAATGATAGCAAGAAAAATAAATACCAATGCTACCATGATAACCTGGCCACGACTTAACCGTATAGCCTCGGTAGTCAGCCACTTTGTTACTCGGCTTTTTGATTTACTGATCACTGCATCAGCCTCATCATGGGCTTCTTCAATAGCTTTCTTTAAATCGCTCATATAAACCTCTTAAAAAGGAATGTCTTCAAGTTGCGGTGTAGACTGCTGCTGCTGTGGCTCGACAGAATCTTTAACCACCTCGATACCTTCACCCCAGAACGCTTTTACATTACCAACAAACGGCAACTCTTTATCTTTTCCAGCGTCTTTTTCTTCTTTGGTAGCAGAGATCTTAATGCCGCCATGCTGCCCGTAAGCGTCAGGCTCTGAGGGTTTCATAAAGCAGGTAAGGCTAACATATTTTGCGCCATTCTTGCCCTCATAGAATCGCTTCTTATCCAACTTTGTTACATCAATTGAGATATTAAATCCGATTGTACTCATTTTAAATTCCTTACTTCTGATATTATTTCGGTCACAGCCAGCAGTATCTGCTCGGCCAAGTTTGTGATGAAATCTTCGTCGCGCTCTACTCGCACTATAAAGGGTTTCATATCGGGATGGTAGGACATAAAATCCCACCATTTACGTTCAGTTATATACATGCACCCCTGAACTTGGGCGTAGTGCTTAGCAGGGCATACACCCTTGCGACTCCAAGCAATATGGTTATGCGGGGCAGGACATTTGATCTCTAAGCCGCCCTCTTCACCTATCAGGCCGTCAGGACTACAGCCAAACTCCCCAGAGTTATCCAGGATAAACCCAACTTCCTGCACCTTAACGTCGCTAATAAACTCGTAAAGCTCTCTGGCTTCAGGCTCCAAGTCGGTGCCTCTCTGCATTGCATCAGTAACATACACTGGCTCAGAGTAACCCATCAGTCTCTCAGCTATCATGGTATTAATATAGCTGTCTGCCTGAGTGCTAGGCTTTCCAGACGATGTGATTAGCTTATGGAACTGACTGGCACTAGGTCTACCTAGTCTAGCGTCTAGCCATTCCTGAGTTCCCTGCTCGGCTTCAAGAATTTTCACGTTGCGCCTTCTTGTTTAGCATAGTCAGGGCGCGGTCAAACTGTACAGCAGGCAGATCATCTACCGAGGTACACTTGAACACTTGGCAGAACTTCTGCACATCAGACCCAGTAATCTCAAGCAGTGACTTCAACTGTGCAGCCTGAGCAGAGTTTATCGGAGCATCCTTAACAGAACTGGGCAGGTCTTCACCAGCGTATAGGTAGATGCCTAATCCAAACATGGCAACACACTTCACTAGGCAGCGCATACGGGCATCCGATATGTCCCTAGATGTAGGGTTCACTATAGACTTGTTTCTATTGTCCATTACTGGCAGCCACATAGTGTGGGTTATACCCTCTACAGTTACTGCAACCGACACTTCGACAGTGCCATTTTCCAGAAAGGTCGGGTCAAAGTATTCATAGGTGGCTTCAGGGTAATGCTCCATCAAGGTCTGCCATGCCCAAGCCCATGATAGGTAGGATAAGTTGCCCTTCTTTTCTACATGCTTGCTACAGTCTATTGCTGATAGCGTTTTCCATACATTGCTCATTGCTCTGTCCTCGCTGTTTGTATTTGCTCAATTGCATACTGCTTGCCATAGCCTTCATAGTAAGACTCTGACTGCCCTTCAAGTGAATCATAACCGTACAGGCAATCAAGCTCTCCACGGTCAAAATCATTTAAGTCGTTAACATTATCCATTACTGACCCCTCTCATAACCTGCAAACTCTTCAGGCTTAAGTAAATTAATCTCACAATAAACCTCCCATACCAACTCGCGCAGTTTATTTTCTAACCCCATGTAGATATCATCGCGCATATTAATGCTCAGGGTTTCTACCTTAGAATGTAGGTATAGGTGATCTAGGAACTTAGCCTGGTCGGTGCATGCTGGGGGAAGGAAATCATCTTGCCAGCTTGGCATACATTTAAGCCATGCGTGACACAGGGTGTCTTTTGATTCGTCATCTAGCTCAAGAAGGTCGCCAGAAAACTTGGGGTTATCATCCTGCATTTGCGGCAGAACGTCTTTAATTGATTTGATAAAGTAATTCAGATTGTCACTCATAATACTACCCTAGTTGTGTTTGTGTGCTGACTATTTTACACATCGTTTATTTATTGTCAAACACTTGTTGCAAATTAATTTACACAAGTATATTATTCAACCTCACTTAAGGAGAATTTTATGGATGTAATCAAAGCGATGCGCTTCTTCATGCAGCAACACGGTATGAGCCAGCAAGACCTATCAAGAGAAGCCCACCTCAACCCTGCTACTATCAGTTTGATAATGACTGACAAGCGACTACCGAGCATGTCTACTCTGATTGCTATATCAGATTGCTTCGGGGTTAAGGTATCGGAATTTATAGCGGCAGGTGAGTAATGGATAAGAAGGGGTACTACGCCATTATCCCTGCTAGTGTTAGATATGATGCGCGTCTAACACCAAATGCTAAGTTGCTATACGGGGAGATAACAGCCCTGTGCAATGAGAAGGGTTATTGCTGGGCAAGCAATGCTTACTTCAGTGATCTATACGATGTGACCAAGGCAACGGTCAGCGCGTGGATAGGCAACCTTAAGGATGCTGGTTACATAACGGTAAGTATGCAATACAAGGAAGGTACTAAACATATATTGCATAGGTATATAAGAATATTTGATGAGGGTATACAAGATAATTTGAATACCCCTACAAGAAAACTTGATGACCCTATACAAGAAAACTTTAAGGATAATAATACAGTTAATAATACAACTAATATTACAGTTAATAGTATTGATCATTTTGATAGTTTCTGGAGGGCTTACCCTAAGAA